GTTCAGCTGGGCACCGGGCGTGGTCCAGGTGAACGTCGGCATGTTCGAGCCGCGACCGACGCCCAGAATCTTCGCGCCCGGGGGAAGCGCCGTCGAGAAGGTCGTGGCGTCGGTCACGTCTTCCTTGTGACCTGGCAAGCAGATCACGAAGTCGCCGAACCCCGGGCGCACGCGCGCGAGGCCCGCTGCCAGCGTTTGCACGAGGTTCGACGCCAAAAAGGAGTCGTCGCCGTTCTGGACCCCAGTCGAGCGCACGTACGCCGCGACCCGGGAACCCGCCGGCAGAATGAGCCCGTACTGCGTACGGAGCCCGTTGTTCGTGTAGATTTGCTGTGCGTCGAGTACGGAGATTCCGGGCATGGCCTACTCCTTCACGCAGCAACGAACAGGATGCAGCGCGGGTCGGACCAGCCACGCGACCAGCGCGCGTAGATGCCGTACTTCAGCAAGAGCTGGTCGTTGTCGACCCAGCTGCGCGTGTTCGGCTTCTTCCGCCACTTCCACTTGAAGCCGTTGTCCGCGTCGGACAGGAGGCCCCAATTGGTCGTGGTGTTCGTCCAGTACTTGATGGGCACGGTCTTGAGCCCCAAGTTTTTGACGACGTTGATTTCGTTGAAGGCGCCCGCCGTGGGGTCCTTCTCCGACATGTTGAGGCCGTCCCAGATGTACCACTGGTCTTCGGGGCAGAGGTTGGCGACCGGCTCGACACCTTCGATGATGCCGTCGTGGCCGGGCATTTTCCGCATTTGCGTGGTCGCTGTGGCGACGGCAATGCGACTTGGGCTCATGGGCGTCGTCATGAGATTGGAGAACACGCCGCCACCCGGCAAGGGGTGCGCCACGTTCGCGAGCGAAACGCCGTCGCCGCCCGTGTAGAGCGGGTTCACGGCGCGCTGCAAGATGTTGGTCGAGTCGATGTCGACGGTCTTGTACATCGCGCGCGGGAGGCGTGCGCCCGCTTGGATGATGGCCGGGTACTTGGAGTCTTCGGCTGCTTCCTCGGTGACGATGAGCTTCAGCGCGAACGTGCGCGAGAGGTAGCGCGTGAGGGCACCTTCCTGGATGCCGCCCGCCTGCATTTCGGCGCCTTCCGACTTCTCGGCGGCGAGCCCGGGGCCGGCCATCTCCAAGTCGTCCTCGTAGTTGTCCTCCATGTTCGACTGCTTCATCCATTTGGGCATGAGCAGCTTGGACTTGTAGTTGCTGAGGTTGTCGTCGACTACCTCATCCAAGGTCAGCTTGAGGCCGTCCGCGATCGTACTGGTAAAGACAGGAATGCCTGCGGGCATGGCTTAAATCTCCGGTGGCGCTTCTTCGCGCCGAGGGCGTGGGACGTACGTGTCTACCGGCGCAGCGCCTTCGCGCGGGTCCGGCGTCTCCTCGACGAACAGGTCGTATGCCCGTTCGTCGGGTGTAGTTTCTGACCAGTCGTCGGGGCCGAGCTCCTCGGGCGACTCCTCGACTTTGGGCTGCTCCTCGACCTTGGCCGGCTCGTGCTGCGGCTTGCTCTTGTGCCCCCAGCCCATTACGTGCCCACGTTCGTGTAGAAGGCTTCCGCGCCCTTGTTCACGGTGACGAGCATCTTCACCCACTGGCCGGCGTAGTCCTGGTTCTCGAACGTCTGCGAGACGCCGAAGATGCGCATGGAAAGCGTCGTCGTTGCCGGATTGTGCGTGGCGATGGCGAGCACGGGGTTGGCGCTGAAGCCTGGCGCGGTCGCGGCGGCAGCGGCCAGCTGGTGGTCGCAGTTCTCGCCGACGAGGGCTTGGTAGCCCAGCAGGGTCGTTGCCGTCACGATGTCGTTGACGTCGATTTCCCAAATGCCTTCGGAGAAGGGCGTCACGAGCACCTTCGACTGTCGGTCGATGCTATTGCCGTACGTCACGCCCGACGGCAGCACCGTCCCGCGCACCATGCGTCCGCCGTTGAAGTAGGGACCGAAGCCCATGACGACGCCCCAAGGCGCCTGCGAGGTAGCGGCGTTTTCGTTGCCACCCGCGAGCACCACGCCACCGCTCACGTCGAGACGAACGGGGTCGCCGACGTTCAGGTTGAGGTTCGTGCCGAAGCCAGAGACGGTGAAGTTCGTGCCCGAGGTGACGGGCAGCTCGAACACGTCCGGGTGCGAGTTGCGGTTGTAGCCACGCGCCCAGCGAAACCCATATCGTTTGACGTTGTCCATGTTTCCTCAGCCGAGCGAAGTGGTGTTGTCGGAGGTCTCGTTGACGAGCGAAATGATCGGGTTGTTCGAGCGGCCGCGCGTGCCTTGAATGCCGCGCAGGCCGTCGACGACGCTGCTTGGTGAAAGGATGCGGCGCTCCATCGCATCGACTTCGAGCTGGGCAATCGCCTCTTGCTCGGCGAGCTCCGTCTTGTCGATCGACATGAGCAAGTTGTCTTGCCACTCGATGGGGGAACCATCGCCCACGCTCTTGCGAAGGGAGGTGCAGTACGGCCCACCCGGGCGCTTGACCTCGATGTCGTAGCCGAGGTTCTCGTAGTAGCCGACGCCGCCGAGTCCTACCTTGTAGGCCCAGACGTAGTGCTTACTCGGATCGCCGTTCCGGATTTGTCCCTGCTGAAGGCTGCGATCGACCGCGCGCGGAGGCGGGTCTTTGCGAGCCGGGGGAGCAGCGGGAGTCCTGCTCTTGATGACGTGATTTGACACGAAACTCCAGGTTCTCCACCTTGCCGACTGGTGGGGTCTCCCTGGAGTTCAGACAACAGCGACGGGAAATCGCTGGAGCCGTCAAAGCGGCCGCTGGCTAAGCGTGGCGCTGATGAGCCAATTATGCAGAGCGCCACGCCTGTGTCAAACAATGTCCTACCCCTGTTTGGCGAGCAGCTTTTTCCCCACGGTTTGTGCCCATTTCTGACAGGCCGCGCCCGCGTCCAGGTCCGGGTACATGCTGACGGCCATCTTGTAGTAGTGGCTGCCCTTCGGCATTTGGATGGTGCGACCCGGGGCGGAGGGCGCCATGCGCGGGCCCGCACTCATGCCCGTTGCGCGCTGGCGCTCGATGGCGTCGGGCTTGGGGCGTTTGCCCAAGATGGTGCGGCGGGCCTCCTCCATCACCTCGTCGTGCAGCTCTTTCGAGTCTTTGCGGCCCATGGCGATGAGCTGGTTCACGCGGCCTGCGGCGAACTGAAGCGCCTGCGGGTGCCCGTACACGTCGGCGTTCTCGCGTTCGAGCTGGCGGGTGAGCTCGTCCTGCCGGCGGCGAGGGGCGGTGAGAATCTCGCGGCGCTCGGTGGCAAGCGAGATTTTCTGCACTTCGAGCTCCATCGCCCGCTCGCGCATCTCGGTCTCCATGGCGGCCGTGAGCGTGCGGTTCTGCTGCGCGCGGGAGTAGTCGTCTTCCAAGCGCTGGAGTTCGGCGTAGGTGCCACGGATGCGCCGGTCGACTTCGGCTGTGCTGGCGGCGGGAGCGGGCGCCGTGCCAGGCACCGGGCGGCTGCGTTCGGCGAGCTGCTCGCGGAGGACCTTGGCCTCGGCTTCAGCAGCGGCAGCACGCTCGCGCGAGCTCATGCGTGCGGCGCGTTTGTCACGCCGTGAGGGCGCTACTTCCGACTCGTCCTCGTCGGCTTCCTCCGGCTCGGGCGTTTCGACGGATACCTCGTCCGTCTCGTCGTCCTTGGCGGCGGACATGCGTTCGCGCATGCCGTTGATGTGTTTGCCTACTGCTGCTTCTTCTTGGTCGGTATCGTCTAGTCCAGCCATTATTCATGCTCCGCACGCCAGGCATCAGCCGGCAGCCATGCGTCGCCACGCTCATCGATGAACACGTGGTCAACGGTGTTGTTCTCTTCGTTTCTACGTGGCAAGCAGCGCACTTCGCGCGTGCGAAGGTTCGTGGCGAGGTCTTCGCTACCGATGATGTCGCCCGCGAGCACGATAATCAGGTGCTGTTCGAGCCCGAGCACCGAGTCGTATCGGATGTGATAGGGGGCGGCATGGCAGAACAAAATCTTGTGCCCGAGGTCGATGCCGTGGGAGCGCAGCTGGTCGAGAGCGCGGAGCCCGGCGCTGACGATGATGCCCTGCGGCGCGCGAGCCTTCTCTCGCTGCTGCACCGATTCGGGCATGTGAATCAGCGAGTCCGACTCGAACTTGTCACCCTTCTGCATGGGTATCTGCCAGAGGAAGACCCGATCAAACACAGCTTGGCGACTGAATGCCCCGTCTGTAATTCCAAATTCTAGGCGGCGCTCGTCGAGCAGCTTCGGCAATCCGAGCGTGCCTGGTGGCGACATACGCTTGCGCATGACGGCTGAGCGGCGCTCTGCCTGCTCACGCTCGCGCGCGTCCAGAATGCTGCTGTCTACTTGCGGCAGTGCGACGCCGTTCGTGTCGGTGAGGTCATTCATTCACTCGGTCCTTGTGAGCGTTCCGGAAGAACGCCGATAGTGTTGCCAGCTCATTCCATAGCGTTGCAGCGGCCGTGACCTTGGGGTCCGTCGACTTGCTGCACGTCGCGAGTAGGTTCTCGTGCGCGCTCTCCACGCGCTCCTCGATTTGCTTCAAGAAGTACTGACCGGGCACCGATCGAATCCAATCGATCACGTCGGGCGATTTCCTGAAGCCGGCGTAGTTGGTCATTAGTGGGGGTTACCCGGTTGGGGTGGCGGCGGACGCGGCGGCATGCCTGGCGGCGGGCCTTTCATTGGGCCACCCGGCGGCACCATGCCGGAGGGCGGAGGCGGGCCTTTGGGCGGTCCACCCGGCGG